CTACTACCAGATCAATTGACATTTCTACTAAGACTTATAATGTAAAAGGCCAACAATATAATTATAAGAATGTTAGAAAATTAAATTCATATGATCCCTTCCCTAAAAGGAATAATAATGACCAGTATGGTGGCCAACCAATAGATAAAATAGCATCAGGAAAAAATTATTTTATCTCCAATAATTCTTTGGCATACGGAGACGGCCAATTTAACTTTCAAGAACCATCAATTGAAAGTATGGGAAAGTGTCAGGCATATCTATCTACAGAAGATACTATTGTGCACGATGTTTTACTCCCAGGGAATTTTAATTTAGAATCGGGCCAAATATTAAATATAAAGGTAAATAAAACTGGAGCGGCTGATAACATATCAGACCCAATAGATAAAATGCAGTCGGGTAAATATCTAATCGCATCAATCATACATAAATTTTCGGATGAATATACCTTGCAGGTTGAACTAAAATCAAATTCATTCCATGCAGACCTTAATGATATCATAAAGTTGGATAATCAGTCAGGTGGAACCGAGGTAATATAATGAAAGCAGATGAATTTATCGGAGGACAGTTTGAATGGTTTACGGGTATTGTAAAGGATATTAATGACCCTCTTAATCTAAACCGAGTAAAGGTACACTGTTTAGGATTCTATGATGGTATTGGTGATAATAAGCACCTACCATGGGCAACAGTTATAATGCCAGCAACCACTGCATCTATGAAAGGTAACGGCGGTAACCATCATTTAGAAGTTGGTTCATGGGTAGTAGGATTTTTTAGAGATGGTCCTTCTGCACAAGATCCAATGATAATGGGTTCAGTCGCTACACAAACAGATGGTGTACAAGATATACCAACCGAATCATCAGTAGAGAATAAAGTATATAAGTCTAAAGCAGGTCACTTAATTGAAATTGATAATACCGCAGGTGCTGAAAGACTTAATGTTAAGCACACAAGTGGCACTACTATTCTTATTGATGCTGAAGGTGGTATACAAATTGATGCTGTTAATGATATAATAAATATAGATGGGAATACTAAAATTACTGGTACATTAACAGTCACTGATGCAACTACGTTAGAATCAACGCTAGACGTCACTGATGCTCAAACAAATTCGTCTACTATAACTGCTTCAGGCGAAGTTACCAGTGGTTCGGTAACACTTACAGGTCATACACATAACGATACACCAGGACTGGCCGCTGGTACAACTACACCCGGGAGTGGATAATAATGGCAGATATGGGAATTAAAAATGGTAAAGTATCTTATTTAGACACTAGTGGTAATGTAGTTTATAACTTACCCACTACAGGCACAAACGGCAATATGGATTTACTATATACGCCGACTACTAATGGCGATTGGAATACAGTGCCAACAAATGTTGCCGCGGCCCTGGACGAAATTGCTGCAAGATTAACAGCTCTAGGCGGTTAAAACCACTAAGTAAAAGGTATAAATACTACTATGGCAAGTTCACCTAAAATTCTCTCCGACAAAAGTGTATCTGGAGATTTAAAGAAAGCAAGAGTTACAGCTCGAGTAAAGGGCTGGCGAGACTTAGATTTGTCTTTAACTTTGCATCCTATCAGAAAGGATATCATTCCATTAAAGGACGACAACGCTATTAAAAATGCAGTAAGGAATTTGCTAATTAGTAATTTTTATGAGCGGCCATTTAGTAGAGATATTGGTGCCAATCTAAGGGGCCTACTCTTTGAACCAGCCGATACAATTACTAAAATTTCTCTTAAGGACAATATCAGAAGAGTAATACGGAAGTATGAACCAAGAGTAGTTGTAAGAGGAATACAAATACACTATGAAGAAGACTCTAATGCATATAACATTAATGTAATATTTAAAATAAAAGAATATGATACCAACGAATCTGTTGAAATTGTATTAAGAAGGTTGAGGTAAACCATGGCGAGTAACTTAAATGTAACGGAACTAGATTTTGACCAGATAAAACAAAATCTTAAAAATTATTTAAAAACCCAGTCAGAGTTTAACGACTATAATTTTGAGGGGTCAGGCCTTAGTACTCTACTTGACGTATTAGCTTATAATACTCACTATAATGCGATGGCTGCTCACTTCTCGTTGAATGAAGCATTCTTGGACTCAGCACAGATTCGTGGTAACGTAGTCACAAGAGCTAAACTTCTTGGATACGTACCTCGTTCTATTCTTGCTCCAAGGGCCAGGGTTAATATTATTATTGATGTAACGAATGAAGTTGGAACTTTAACTGATAATTTATCAATGGGTCGTGGCACTAAGTTAAGTACTACTGTTGCTCAACAACAATTCCAGTATGTTACATTAGAAACCCAAACTGCTAGTTTAGAAGTAGATACAACTACCTCTCCTCATACTAAAACATACACATTTACAAATGTAGATATTGCTCAAGGATATTATAAGTCTCTTAAATATAGGGTTGACAATGATATTGAGAACCAGAAATTTCAGTTGTCTGACAACGACGCGGATTCAAGTACTTTAAGAGTAAGAGTACAAGAGAACGAAGAGTCAACAGCGTTTGATATTTATACCAGATTTGAAACTTTATTGAATGTTGGATCCACATCTAAGGTTTATTATTTACAAGAAAATTCTAGTAATTATTATGAAATTTATTTCGGTGATGGTGTTACTGGAAGAAAACCAAATAATAATAACATCATTACACTCGACTATGTATATACCGAAGGTGAAGAGTCTAATGGCGCTAATATATTTACTATGTCAGATTCTGTTGGTGGGTTTGGTACTTCTACTGTAGTCACACTATCTGCTGCAGTTGGTGGCGCCGAACAAGAAACTTCAGAATCAATTAGATTCAACGCGCCATTGACATTTACATCACAGAATAGAGCTGTTACATCAGACGATTATAGAGCTATTATTCAAAGAGAATTTACCAACATTGCTTCTATCTCTTGTTGGGGTGGTGAAGACCAAGATCCACCTGATTATGGTAAAGCATATATCTCCATTAAACCAATTACTGCAGAGGTATTAACTCTTGCAGAAAGAAACGAAATTACTGGTACTATCCTTAAAGGTAAGAACGTAGTTTCCATTATACCAGAAATTGTAGATCCAAACTACACTTACTTGGAACTGGATGTATTCTTTAAATATAATCCAAACCTTACAGATAGAACTTCGGTAGAATTGACTTCTGTTGTTAGAGATACTATTTCGGATTATAACTTTAATAACCTTAATAAGTTTGATGGCGTGTTTAGACACTCACAAATTACCTCACTAATTGATGCAGCAGATCCGGCAATTCAGAACTCTACAGTAAGACCGTATATGTTTATGAATATCACACCAAGTATAGTGGAAGGTTCTAACAACTTTACGTTGAAGTTTACATCACCATTCTATAAGTCTGGTTCATCTACTGATTTTATTCTTACTTCGACATCATTTAAACTGTCGTATTCTGCATCAGTCGATCACTTCTTTGGTGATATTCCTCTTGCTAATTCGGTCAATAGACAAGTTATCATTTATAAAGTTGTTGCTGGTAAGAATGTGACTGTAGTGAATGATGCTGGAATTATTGATCCTGATAAAGGTACTATTACACTTAATAACTTTACAACATACGACACTACTTCTATCAGAGTTACGATTACGCCTGATTCATTAGACTTGGCTCCTAAAAGAGACCAGTTAATTGCTATTGATGCACTAAGAGTTAAGGTTACTCCTGCGGTAGATACGATTGCAGTATCAGGTTCTACCGGCACTATTAATTATTCCACTCCGTCGAGATTGAGATAATGGGTACACACATTAAAGAAGTAAAACAATATAGCAACGACATATCGTCTCCGGGCTATATTGAATCCACTGCTTCTTCTACAAGAAAGAGTAAAGAGAAGCTAAGAGTTGACCAGCTAATACCTTCGGAAATTTTAGAAAACTCTGCCGGTATGAAACAGTTGCTAGAAGCATACTATACATTTATGAATTTGGATGAATTTATATATGCAGCAAATGAAGATTTCCAAGATGTGATACTTGACGGTAAAGCAGTATTTAGAATATCAGATCCTAAAAATGAAAATAATCAGTTCTTTACTGATGAAACAGGTCTGGCTTCTACGCTGAGAATTTCATCATTTAATGAATTATTACCTAGGGCTGCAACATTTTTAGCTGATGCCAATAACATTGATTTAAACG